CGCCAACCCCAGGCCAAACCATGATGTAGTGACAAAACAAAAATCGACCCCAACAAAATCAAAGAGTTACAGCCGCAAAAGGGAAACATGGGCTAGCACCCGTCGGGCCAGTCAGACCTTGAGGACCGGTCGCACCAGTCAAGCCGATCGGGCCGGTCGCGCCTGCCGGGCCCGTCAAGCCTTGAGGTCCAGTGGCTCCGGTTGCTCCGATCGGTCCAGGAACGGTGGAGGCTGGACCGGACGGCCCTGTCACGCCGGTTGCGCCGGTCAATCCAGTCGCGCCGAGAGGACCCGTCGCGCCTGTGGCGCCGATCGGTCCTGTTGGGCCAGTGGGACCGGCCGGCCCGGTTGCCCCTGTCGCTCCCGGCAGCGAAGTGAGCTGACCGCTCGTATTGATATAGAGCGGCGCGGCGATGTCGAGCTGCAGCGCGCCGGGCGTCGTGGCGGTAGAGGGTGAGAGCGACAGCGGCGCGATGTGCGACAGATTGAGGTTGCCGAGCGCGTCGGTGATCATCGGCCCTGCCATCTGCAAGGTCATGTTCTTCAGCGCGTCGATGTTTAGCGGCGGGCTCGCCGACGAAACGGCGCCTCCGCCTCCGCCGCCCCCGCCTTGGCCGCCGCCGATCTTCGCCCAAACGTTCTGGGCGATCGAGCCGTCCTCGAGCAGGACGCGCAGGAAGCCGCCGCTCTTCGGATCGACCTCTTTCCCCTCGAGGTCCACGGCGCGCGATGTCATCTCGCCGCCGAGGTACACGTTCGCCGATTTGCAATGGACATAGGTCTGGCTGTCGGCGAGCTTGAGATGAACCTCCTGCCCGGATGCGGTCGTCTTGCTCGAGGTGACGTCCACGAAGTAGGGCGAATTCTGGCCCTGCTTGTAGACTGGCTTCTGTCCCTTCTGCTGTTGGCCGCTCGAGCTGCCCGAGCCGCCCGAGGCGTCGCGCGTTCCGGCGCCGCTTTGCTGCTGGCCTTGCACGAGCTGCATGCGGACGGTCTTGCTCTGGTCCGCGCTCCAGAAGCCGCCGTCTTGCGTCATATGGAATTGTTGGTTGTCGCTCGCGCCGCGGTACATCGCGGTGTCGCCGGGCTGGCAACCGTTGAGGCGATGGCGGCGGTCGTCCATCACCCCGCAGACGGGGAAGCTCCGGTTGCCCCCCATGAAACTCATGAAGCCTTCGGCGCAATCCGTGACGTTGCCGCCCTCGTCCTGGTCGGGGCCGTGCACGACGCTCGTGAAGCCGTAGTTTTGCGGGCTCTCCACCTTCGACCGGTTTTCCCCGGCCATCATGTTCCCGCCCATCTCCTGCATCTGCGTCGTGTCGTCGATCGAGTGGATGCAGGTTCGCGAGCCGCCGGACGAGTAGGCGCGGAAAGCAGTGTTGGCTGGCGTGGAGCGGTGCATTGGCTATTCGAGCGTCTCGGCCGGCGGCTCGGCGACGGATGTCTCTGGAGGGGCTGCGGTGGCGCCCGGGGAGCCCGGCTCGACCGGAGCGCCGGGCGTCGCGACGTTCCAATCGCCGCGGTCCTTGAGCAGCCACGGCGCGACGAGGTCGAGCGTCGTCTCGGTCCCGGCGGCGCGGCTCTGGGTGAACGTCACGGTCTGCGCCTTGAGGACCATGTTGAGCATCCCCATCGGCGTCCAGACGCGGATGTCGCTGCCGGCCTGCCAGAGCTGCCCGTCGCTCGGACGCATCCAGCCTTGCACGGTGATGGTCGCCTGGATGATCGTCCCCTCTGACCACACGGCCTCGTTGGATGCGCGCTTCTGCAGCTCCTCGATGCCCCACACCGGCTGCTCGGCCGGCGTCAGCCTGGGGCTGTAGCGCTTGGCGCTCCCGGCGACCCGGGCTTCCTGCTCCGCCGCGGTCGGGCCGCTGTGGCCGTCGGTGGCGGCCGTCTGGCCGCGGACGATGTACTCGGAATAAATGTCCTCCACCATGATCGTGATCTGGGCCTTCTTGATGTTGATGCCCTCGACCAGGTCCATGGTTGGCGTGTAGGTGTGGTCTCCGATCAGCAGGAAATTGCCAAGGTGGTCGCTCCCCATCACGATGCCGCGCGGCCTCGCGATGCGCTCGAGGAAATTCCAGACCGTCTCCCCCGTCTCGACCTGCAGGCGCTCGTAAGGCGTGCTGTCGAGGTCGCCGATGATCTTCACGCCGACGCCGGTCGGTCCGATGACCTCGTTCGCGACCTGGACAAAACTCTTGCCGTCGAAGTTCCCGGTCGGGTGGATGACGCTGGCGCGGTTGGCGTACCAGGTGATGCCGTTGCCCTGGAGCATGACGCCGTGCTGGTTGGCGTCGTACGAAACCTGGCGGACCGTGATGATGCCGGTGATCGCCAGCCACTGCCCGAGGTAGATCGCGCACTCGTCGCCCGGCTTGAACTGCAGCAGGCGCCAGTCGAGCGGGACCTCGACGCGGTCCGCGGTGGTGAACTTGAAGGTCGGGAACGCCTCGGTCCAGCGGTGCTGGACCATGATCGTCTCCCAATCAACGAACTTCAGCTCGTTGACGAGGAGCGTCGCGGTCTCCTCGGCGTACAGCTCGGCCGGCGTCTTCTGGCGGCCGATGTAGATCGCCGGCGTGATCAGAGCGTCGGCGCCGGAGGCTGCTCCCGGTGCGGTGCCGGTTGGCGTCCCCGTCGTGGGGTCGAACGTGGGTGCTTGCGGCATGTCTCACGACGACAGAGCCTGCCCGGTCGGGAGCATGAAAAGGGGGTGCACCACCTTGTTCTCGGCGCGCAGCTCGTCGGCGCGGCTGGCGTCGTAGTAGAGCCGGTTGGACATCGTCAGCGTCGGCATCGACTGGGCGAAAGCGAACTGCAGCATGACCGGGAGCGGCCTCGCGGTCTCGACCAGGAAGGCGATGATGCCGGCGTGAAGCTCGACCAGCCCGCGGTAACTCATCTGGTCCATCTCGTCCGCCGCGACCTCTTCCGCGTCGGCGAAGATGTTGTTGACCTCGAGCTTGATGGCATCGACATCCTGGCGGCTCGTGAATGTCATGTCGGCGATGATGCGGCCCTCGGTCACCAGGCAGAGGCGCATGATCGAGTTCGCGACCATCGTGGCGCCGACCGTCACCGGAGCCTCCAGCTCGGTCTGCTGGCGGACCCACTCGACCTGCGACTGCGTCGCGCCGTTCTGCCTCGCCAGCTCGAAGCAGTTCGAGAGCGGGGGGCCGGCCTGGTCGAAGTAGAGGAGCTGCTCGGCGTTGGCCGAGAGCAGGCCGCACGCCGTCCTCAGGTCGGATCCGCTGAGCCCGCTGGTCGGGACGGCGCCGAGCAGGTTGCGGAGCGCCCGCTGCAGGATCGGGGTCGCTTCCTTCGCGTCATCTTTGAACACGGCGGGCCCCTTGGGACGGCGGCGCGGCCGGGCCGAGCAGCGGCTTGGGCACGAGGCCGGCCGCGTCCATGACGGCCTGCTCGAGCCCCGTCATCACGGTGAGGACGCGCTTGCGCAGTTGTTCGGAATTGCCGATGAGGTTGTCGCGCGTCGAGTCCTCGGCCGCCGACGGCGCGAGCCCGTACTCGACGAAGCTCATGTCGAAGACGCAGAAGCCGCCGGAGCGCGCCTCCTCGCTCCACCGGTACTGCGGGCACACCACCATCATCGGCTGGATGGTCGGGAGCTGCAGGATGCCCGGCCCCTCCTGCTCGAGCACGGCGATCAGGGCATCGCGGGCGACCCGGTAGTCAACGCGGTAGAGGTCCACGTTCGTGTCGACAGGGAACGTGATGCAGTAGCCGCGGACGCTGAACTCCATGGTGCGCCGCCCCATGTCTTCGGCGTAGGGGATGTCGCGCTTCGGGAATTCATGGACGACGATGCGCCGGCCGCTCTCCTTGCTTCCGGTCTCGACGTGGAACATCGCCCCGCGGAACGACGCCGGGAGCCACTCATTGCGGAACGGGAGGCTGATGTCCCTTATCGAGCCGGCCACGGCTCACTCCTCCACGAGGTTCGCCGGCTCGGCTTGCGACGACGTCTTGTCCATCTGCGTGCTGCGGGCCACGTTCACGGTCTTGAAAAGGCCCTTGCCCTCGGCGTTGACCGTGGTGCCCTTCGGCGCGTTGACGTTCACGTCGAGCTTGCCGGAGCCCTCGACCTTCTGCGCCATCTGCCGGTCCATGGAAGCGCGGTCGGCCGCCGCGACTCCGGCCTGCTGGCGCAAGCGAAATTCCTCGGCCGCCTTGTGACTGCCTCCATATTCCCAATCGTTGTATGTCTCGCCGAAGCGAACGACCTTGCCGCCCATCCAATTCACGTTTGGATCGTGCCCGCTGCCCTGATCGGTCGCGCCTTTCAAGAGATTGCTGGAAGAGGCCGCGTCGATGTCGGCGAGCGCCCTCTTGTAGGCGGCCGGATCGCGCGCCAGTTGAGCCGCCTTGCTGTTGACTATGCCCGCCCTCTCCGGCCCGTAGAAACTGCCGGCCCCGCCTGGATTGATCATGTGCTCGAGCGACACCGGCGGGAGGCCGCGCTTGGCGCGCTCCTGGTTGACGAGCGCGGTCCGATTGTAGAGGCTCTCGACGACAGCCGTGCGGTCGCTCTCATGCTCGAGCGTCGCCAGCCCGGCGAGATGCTGCTTCAGCCACGGCTTCTGCTCAAGTTCTTGAGCGAACGGCGCCCGTTGCCTTCGCAGAAACTCGGCGCCGCCTCCGCTTACACCGGTATCGCCAACTCCACTGACATCGATCGACGATGCCGCCGCCGTCTGCGGAGTGGCCCCGCCCCTGGCCGCCATCTTCTCGGCCTCGGCCGGCGTGGGCTTGCGGAACGTGTAACCGCCGGTCGCGAAGCTGCTCTCCTTGAGCGTCCCGCCTTGATTGCCTCCGAGCCCGGTGAACCTCCCGGTCTTCGGATCGATGGCCGAGACGAACGTGACGTGGCTCCCAGTCGCGCCGGTCCGCACGCCGCGGTTGGCGACCGCGATGTCCCCGACATGCGGCGTGGGATCGGCCTCGCCCCAGTTGCGCCAGTTCGAGGCGACTGAGGCATTCTGCGGCGGCGTGCCGCCCGAGGCCTTCACGACGGACGCGGCGAACTCCCCGCACCAGCTCCCCGCCTTCGGGTAGCCCTGGCTCTTCATGAAAGCTTCGACGCCGGCCGGCCCCTGCGTCGCGGCGACGTGCTTTGCCGTCTCAAGGATATTGCCGGGGACCGTCGCGTCGCTGGTTATTCCGCCGGCGCCGACGTCGCTGCCGTACGGTTGCCCGCCGCCGCCCCCTCGGCCAGCTCCGCCTCCGCCGCCGGTGCCGCCGCCTGCCGTGCCATCCCCGCCGGTGAGCCCAGGGAGCGCCCCCATCGGTGAAACGCTGCCGGCGCCCGCGGCATAGCCTCCGCCGGCCGCGAAACCTCCGCCACCGGCATAACCGACGCCCGGACCTCCTCCGCCTCCGCCGACCCTGCCGGGCCCGACGCCGAGCCCGGGGCCGAGGCCGCCCATGCGCGTCGTGACTTGCTCGTCGAGCAGGTCGTTGAGCCGCTTCATCTGCTCGGTCAGCTCGTCGGTCGCCTTGGTCTGCTTCTCGACGGTCTCCGCGCCTTCGCCAGGCGTGATGGTTTCCCCGGCGTGGAGCATCGCGAACTGGTCGCGGTCGACGAAGCCACCGCGCTGGTAATGCTTGGTCGCCGCGGCCCCGGCTCCGGCCGGAGCTGACGGCACCTTGGCGCGCAACAGGCCTGCTATGCCGCTTTCCGTCGGCGCGGCGCCGATCTTGACGATCGCTTTCATCAAGCCGAGGCCGCCGGTGGCCCCCATGACCGCGTTGATCCAATCCTGGTCGCCGCCGAAGGCCGGCTTGATCGCGTCGCGCTGCAGGTTCATCAAGTCCGCCGGGATGACCAGCTCGCCCTTGTGGAGCATCGCGACCTG